CGATGGACCCGAGAACAGGATGGTGGTTCTGTCTCCGATATTGTCAAGCGTGGCCCTGGCTATTCCCAATTGCGTCTCCTCCACGGAGAACACTGCATCCTGCTCGGCCTTGTTCAAGTCTCCTGCGGTGATGGTCACCTGGCTGATGTCTATAGACTGTATGAATATCGAATGGACCTCTGGCTCCAGTATGTAGCCCTCCCTCACCCCCCAGGCCATGTCATGGTGCACGGCGACGTGGTTGGTGATGAGCCCCATGGACTTCTTGTCCGCCCGCATGGGCGTGGCGGTCAGCAGCAACAACTTGGCCGCTGGGAAGTAGTCCATGATGGTTTTGTATGACGCAGTGCCTGCTGCGCGGTGGCAGTTGTGTACTAAGACTCCGTTTGCGAAGTAGGTATGAGCGCCTTCAACTTCGAGATTGTAGACTGTGTCTCCTCCAGGGCTTGTCGGTTCGACACTCGAAGAATGATCCACCCTAACCCACGCAAGAAATCCTCCTTCTTCTTGTCCTGCGCCTTGCGTGATGGGGAGGCGTGGCTGCCGCCGTCCACTTCGATTCCAACCATCAAACTCGGGTTGGCCAGGTCTATCTTGTAGCACGGAGGGTATCCGCTGCCGTCTCTGCAATGCCCCGTTTTTACCACCCACTGCATGGTCCACCCCGCGCCCATCGCGGCTACCATCGCCAGTTCTGCCTTCGTAGCCCCATTCCCGTTCCCACCGCGCACCTTCGGCATGTGCCCCATGCGCTTCAGGGTCTCCTTCATCCTCTCCAGGTTGTCCCCACGATGCATTGGGTTGTTCGTCTTCATGCGAGCGCTGGCGAACTTTCGATTTGTAGCCGCCAGTGTGCGCGCGCAATGCTTCTTCTTGCACTCCCCGTCTAAGCAGAGCTTCGGTAGTCGCGATGGATACCCCGGTCTCACCAGTTCCGCGCCACACACACAGCATGTCCCCTTGAGCAACCTCATTCGCCGCGACATATCCACGTCCTTTCACGAAATACGGATGGTTAGCAGTGCTTACTATCTCGGTCTCATCATAGCACAGCTTCCAAAGCGTTCGTGATCTTTTCTTGAAGACGCGGGCCACTCGCCCGCGGCCAACGTGCCCGGTGTCATGGTCAACGCAGGAGACTACGTCTCCGACGCACACTGATTCTATCGGCCTACCATCGACCAGGGTTCCGGAAGGGAAGCATTCGTCAATTATGATCAAGCCGAACTCGTCGGGCCTGAACCTCTTCAGGCGGGCCTCACGCTGCATCGTCTGCACGCTGGCCACGATAACCCTGGAGTGCTGGGAGCTGCGCTCCGCAGCCTTCTCAGTATCCACCATGCGCCCGGTGGCCTGCGACAGGGCGCCACGTCCCTGGTGTAACAACTCGTTACGGTGGGCCAGGAACATCACCCGCTGGCTAACACCCTTGAGGCCGTGTGGCCAGTTGGCCGCTATGGAGCTGGCCACCCTGGTCTTGCCCCCACCGGCAAACAGCACCACCATTACCGACCTGTGCCCCGCCCGGTAGGCTGCATATACGTTGTCATGCGCCCTAGCTTGGTACTCCCACAGCCCCTGTGTGGCCTGGACCTGCGCCTTGTCCTCTACCGTCTTGATGAAGAAGTCGAGATTCATGCCAGCCTCGCCAGTGTTTAATAGGCCCGCATCTTGATTGAAGGTGGCGGCGGGCCTGCCACTATCTTTCTAAATTTCGTCTTCGGGCGGAGGAGGCGCAGACACCCGACGCGCCGACGGGAAGTTGCTCTTCACGGTGGACTGGGCCTTGCCGCCAATGGTGGTAACATTCTGCATGACCAGTTGGGTGATCCACACCTTGCGGCCATCGACAAGTACGGGCTCCTGGTTCTTGTCGGTGAGCAGCTTGCTACCCAGGTTGAAGTCAACCGTCACGTCGTCTCCCTCGTGCACCTTGTCCACGGCATCTACAACCGAGGAGAACCCAATGAACTCCACGAACGCGGTGCGCCCCTCTTGACCGACGTTCCCGGTAAGCGTGCAAAAGTTGCGCTTGTTACTGACGAACGGTTCTCGACTTGCTTTGAATGTAATCTTCATGGCTTGACCCTCTCTGGGCAGTGTTTGCTGATGATTTCTGCGGCTTCGTTGACTGCGTTCTGGACGTCCTGCTCAATGCCAGGGTACCTGTACATGGTGAGCGGGATGTAGTCGATGATGGTTACCTCCTTGTCTACTTCGTCGTAGGGTCTGCACTTGAACAAGTCATAGGTGAAGGACTGAGCCCCGAACAATACCAGGTATGCCTTCCACTGCCAGGACTCTAGGTACTTCTCGGGGCTTGGATTCTCGGTCAACTTAGCGTCTCGCAACTCAGTGCCGTTGAGGCCATCGCACACGCCCACCAGTGTCACGTCTCCGCTGGGCGTACTGTACGGCATCTCTGCCTTCAGTTCTCGCACCACTGGCACGACCATTGACTTGTCGAGCTTGAAGTTGAACTTCCAACCCTTGGCCTCGATTGACTCGAAGTCGCCATACCCGATATGCTCCATGGCCTCAGCGAACGCACCTCCCGCAAGCATGTACTTGTTGGCTGGCGCCTCGTGGCGTAGGTCAACCAGGAGGTCAGCCATGGTCTTCTCTTCGTTCTCCCTCCAGTAGCGGATCGCTTCCAGGTCACCCTTGGCTGAGATACGAATCATGGCTAAGCCTTCGGCGGTGCCAGGTCGAATGAATCGCTGCTCTTCACGTACACGAAGCCCAGGGACTTCGCCCGTGCCACCAGCATCTTCTTGGCGTTCTCCTTCACGCCCTCGGGTGCAGATCGGACCACCGGCAGGAGCTTGTCCAAGTCGCCCATGGACTTGGCGCCGTCGATGGTGCTCTTGTACTTCTCCAGGGCATCGGCTGCCTCCTTCTGCTCAGAGGTCATCCTGTTCAGTGCCTCCTTGCACTGGGTGATCAACTTCGCCAGGAACAGCGGGTCATCCGAGGTGTGCGGGATGACCAACTCCGGGAACTGGGCAGGGTTCTTCCCGTAAGAGGTGTCACTAGGGGAGAAGTTCAGGCGGCGCTCGCCAGACTTGAAGTCGATGCGCCCAATCTGGTCGCAGAACTTGGGGATTTCATCCCGGCTCCCACCTTGCATACTCAGCCGCTCCACGGTATCCTCCCCCCTCATCTCCTCCTTGCTGTGGCAGATGAACACCAGGTCCTTGCCCAGCGCCTTGATGCCCTTGGCCCAGGAGATGAAAGTGGCCTTGAGTTCGCCAAACCCCTGGAGGGTGAGCGCACCGTTGCGCCCCTGCTTGGCGTTGCCTGCGATGATGGCGCTGGACAGGAAGTCGAGCGATGCACCCACTGTGTCCACGATGATGGTGTCATATGGCGCAACGTCCTCTGCCGACACCGTGGTAATATCCGCCCAGGAGCTAACCTGAACAGTGTCCTTTCGGTTGGCTGCTCGATAGCTGCCCTGGTCGCAGTCCAGCAGCAGCGGCTTGCTGGCCGTGAAAGCCAGTGTGGACTTGCCCACGCCAGGCTGGGCGTAGATCATGGTGCAGATGCTTTTGACTTCAATGCGCTCGGACGCCTTTGTGACTTTTAGCATATCAATCCTTCGCTTTTGAGTATGTGAACCCACTTCTTACCAGCCGATATCGCCCTAGCTGATCCTCCGAATCTGGTTTCCAATTTCAACGGCTTCCTCTGGGATGTCGTCGCCGGCCGTCAATAAAGCACGTGCTGGCGCAATAATCAAGTCACTTCGCTGCCCCGACAGCAGCGTCCATGCCTTGTTGATTCGCTTGCTCTTCTCCGGGTGCGAGGACAGGGCGGCAGCCACGACCGCCTGCATCGCGGCGCTGGCCCGGTCGCCACGGGTTGGCACCTTGGCCCGACCGGCAAGCACGTCCTCGGGATCCGGCAAGTCGTTGAGCACCTGGAGGCTGCTCCACTCCGACGCCGTTGCGTCTCCCACGTCACCCGCCAGCACCTGCTGGGCATCGGCACTCTGCAGGTCCACGCCACTGGCGGCCAGCGACTTGATCCCATTGGTCCAGCTCCGAGGGCTGGGCCATGCCCGCCCGCCTGGCTTGCACAGCGCCTGTGGATTCTTGGCCACGAACCCTGTTACGGTGGCTGCGACCGTCGAGTAGGCCAGGCTGGCCTCCCGCCCCCAGTTGCTCAGGGTGCCAACGGTCCAGTCGGTCAGGTCAACCTGGTAGTCGACATGCGACCAGCGGTTGGCCATGGCCAGTCCAACGTCACCCTCGGCGGTAGCAGAGTCAGCAGGGTTGGCAGCACCCGCTACCAACATGCCACGCAGATCCAGGTTGCCCACTCGGCGCTCGTTGACCACCCGCAGGAATGCAGCCTGCACCGACGGCGGGGCGCACGAAAGCTCATCCAGGAACAGCATGGCCCGCTGGCCGGCGTCGAGGGCCGCCCTGATGCGCTTGGCCCAAGGCGGCGGGTCGGAAACAATTTCCCCATTGTGAGGCACGAGGTAACCACCCACATCCACTGGGTCCGAGGTCGAGGCAATCAAAGCCTCCATGTGCAAGCCGTCCTCCTTCGCAATGGCCTCGAACGTGGCGGTCTTGCCCGTGCCAGGGACGCCCCACACCAGGACAGGAACGTCAGCCCGTAGGCGCAGACGAATCAGGTCCTTGGTTTTCACTACCGGCTCCCCTTGAGGGCCGCCATGCTGTTGCGGGTGGCGAGGCCACGCAGCGACACGTTCGCCGGGGCGGCCAGGAACATCGCGTCCACGCGGACACGAAAGCCGTCGGGGAGTTGGTAGCTCGACGTGCAGGCGGCCATCTGCTCGGCCTGCGACTTCGCCATGGCCACGTCGCCGATGTTGCTCTTGCCCTGGGAGACCGACTCCAGGTAGCAGGCGTCCTTGAGGACCACCACCTTGTCACTGGCGCTCACGATGGTGCCACCCAGGAGCCAGCCCGGCGGGATGAACCACACCCAGTGCGTACCGAGTGCGTACTCGTTAAGGTCGGCGGGGTTGAAGTTGAGGATGGCTGGCGTCTTCTCGTCTTGCTTCTCAGTCTTGGACATGTGTGTTCTCCGTTGCGTTTTGTTTGGATTGGTTACTTGAAAGCATCAGCCAGCAGCACGCTAGCGTTTCTCATCTTCTGACCAGGGGCTTGGTCACTTTACTTGGTCCTGCTGTTCTTCACGTTCAGGGTGTAATCTCGCAAGCACTTGAAGTCGCAGCGGCACGGGCTGGACATTCCGATCATCGCCTTGCTCACGCGGTGGCCATCGGCGAGCGGATACCTGGACTTGGAGACAGCAAGTTGCGCTTCGGTCGACTTGGCCTCGGCAATCTCGAATGCCGACTCACGGTCATTCACCTTCTCGAAATACAGCGCGTCCTTGAGGACGATTTCGTCACCGAGGTCATCGGTTACAGTGCCACCGATGATCCACTGCGGCGCCACGAACATAACCAAAGTCGTCCCAACCTCATACTTTGCCATATGTGTCTCCTGTGTTTGTGTGTTTACTGAGTGACCGTGTATTGTGGTAACATTGAACCTACTTCTTGTCAAGAGGCGCCGACTGAATCCAGCTCGGCACTTCCACTCCGTGCGGCACAACCGCCACCACCGGAGTCTTGAGCGGGGATGGCCAGGGTGTGTCACCGTCGGTGATGACCACGACCACATCGCACTCCTTCGCTGCCTGCTCGATGGCCGCAGTGAGGTCTGTGCCTCCGCCTCCCTGGTATTTCTTCGGGGCTCCCTTGGTCTTCTTTTGCACGCCAACGTCCGCCTGGTACACGATCAGCTTACCGCCAAGTTTGGCGACCGACGTTACGGTGCTGATTACCTCGGAGCCCAGGCTACCCATTGAGCCCGAGGTATCTACCACGAGGCCGATGGTAGGCAGGTACCGCACATTGGATGGCCGTAGCGGCATGTTCTCGCGCTGGCGCCTGGACGGCCTGCTCATGCTGTAATCAGACCTCCCACGCGCTATCTCCTCTCTGTTCTTAGAAACAATGGAGGCGAACCGATGCGCCCATGGAAGAACCCTTGGGGGGGGCACCTCAACGTCTGCCCATATGGCCACTCCCCCCGGCACCGAACCTCTGCCGTTCTGCTTAATGTGCTCCTGCACATCTCGTGCCACGAACTCACGAAGTGTCTTGCATTCCTCGGGTGCCAGCCTGGCGGGCTCGTTGCCCTCCCCTGGCAGGTGCTCACCGCCTGCGCCGCTGCCGCCGCTGCACCCGTCGGCCCGCTTAGGCAGCTTCCACTCGCCATCGTAATACTGCTCAGCCAGTAGGCCGTCCTTCATGCCGATGGATGCAGGTGTGATCCCTCCGTCGGGCAACTCACCCGTGGTAACATCGTCATTGATCTCAGCATCGCCAGCTTGGTTGAACCGATGCCAGTCCTCGCACCCACACCGCTTACTGCGCCCGTGATGGTCGCGCAACAGGTGCTCGATCTCATGGGCCGCAATCAACGCACCCTGGTGTTTGAGGGATTGCTCGGACAAAAACTCGGGATTGAAGTGCAGTCGCCAATCCTTGGTTACCGCAATTGTGGGAATGTTGCGGTTCGCAACAGGCTCCAGTGCCGCGATTGCCCGTGCGTAGTAAGGTCGCTGGACACGCGCAGACAATAGCGCGGCCTCAATGATGACTCTATCCTCTTCGGTCATGCCTCAACCTTCCTGTGTTAGCGTGGTAACATTGGACATTGGCTCATAGTATGCACGTATGCACACGGCGCCATGGGAGATCTCTACGTCCAGCTTGTTCGCCTTACAGCAATCGCCATCTAGGGCAATCGGCGCGCCCTGCGGCATATCCAGTAGCTTACGAACCAAGTCAGCGACGGTTACCATGACTGTTTTCCTCCTGTGTGGTGTGGTAACATTGAACCTAGCGAATTGTCAACTACTTTTCGATGCCGTTGGGCCAGCTCTCGGCGGAGATAGGCACGCCGTATTCACGGCTCCAGTATTCCGCCCACTTGCGTGGGATTGCCCGGCCCTTGCCCTTCTGTGCTGCCCAGCTTGCAGCTGTGGCATAGGGGACCTTGTTCTTGACGGTCCATTGGCGTAGGGTCATGAGCTTAGACCCTTGCGACCCATATAGGGCCTTGACGAAAGCCACGCCGTTTTTGTAAGCGTGGCTGCGGTTTTGGCCGACCTTGAGGTTACGTTCCTTGCTGAACACGCGCATGCATGTAGCATACCACAGAGTGGTAACATGCTTTCCGGTCTCGCCCCGACGGATATTCTCGGCGTGTGTCACCGGCTCCAGGTGCGACGGGTTAACGCATGCTCGGTTGCGACACAAATGATCCATCTCTAGGCTCGGTGGTATAGGGCCCACACACAACTCGTAGGCGACTTGGTGGGCTAGCTTCGTTTTGCCGTCTACTCCGAATTGGCCGTAGCCCTTACTGCCCTTACTAGCCTGCCACAGCCAACACTCACAGCTATTGCCAACCAATGCCACCTTGGCCCAGAACCTTGATTGAAGAATTGTGTTCATGATTGAGTGTCATAGAATTGATGCGGCCTACCGCAACACTCGCATCCTTCCTCTTCTGGGTCTTGACCCGTAACTGCCGCAAACTCTGCCATTGCAGCGCCCATGGACATGGCCTCACGCGTAGCACTCCAAGCCAGTGCTCCTATGTTGCGCCCGTCATGGTCGCAAGTCTTGGACATGTATGGATCGTCCTTGAACCACTCAACCGTCCACCCGGCACGCTCCAATGCGCGCCAGTCGTCATCCGTGACCCACCAATTACCGCCTGAGTTGTTCGCGCTGTATCGGATTTTCATGGCTTAATGCTCCGCCTGGCAGTATTTGCTGAAGTCTTCCCCAAGGAACCTCTGTAACTTACGCTCGATGACGATGCACGCCCGGTAAGTCTTGAGTGCCTGCAGCGAGTCCGGGTCGTATCCAAACTCGCCGCAGAAATCCTCGAATGACGTGCCGCAGTTAGCGTCCAGGCAAAGGCTGGACAGCACGTCTGCCGCGCTTGGATTTACCACGGATGAACCACCGTAGAAGTCCACCGACATTTGACGCCACCCGAGATCCTTCCCGGGCCATCGCCAATTTGGCATGCGAAGCGTCACGCGCCAGTTGTTGACCATGTGGCCGTCCGCCGGGTGCCCTTTTGCACCGCCATACTTGAAGTCCGCTCGCACGTTGTCCCGTTTAATCAGTGTAGTTAGCTTCATGACATTCCCTCACTGTGTGATTGTGGTAACATTCCCTGCCCCGTTACGACATACAAGGTAGCTTGTACGTCGTGGCTGGCCAGCGAACTAGCGGCGTCCTATGCGGTCCTGCCAATGCGGCAGCCTGTCATCGACTCCATTTGTCGCGTCACAGTCTTCGTCAGAACCGTACGAATGTGGCGAGCGGCACTCGATATCCAGCTCGCACCCGAAGGAATCGCAATCGTGGCACATGGAAGCGTCAATGGTGATTTCGAAACAGTCCCTGCAATCGCAGTGCTTATAGCCCATGGCCCTACCCTTCCACCTTTCGCAGCGTGATAACATCCGACTCGGTCGCACCCTTGACGATGCGTTTCATGTCGATGTACATGGAATCCCCTTGCTCATTCTCCCAGTAGGTGTTGGTCCGGTCCATCAGCTCGGAAAACACAGTGAACAGATCCTCGGCCGACCCGTCGATCTCACAGCCGAATTTCTTCCCAAGGGCACGAACGAAGTCTCGCGCGGCCCAATTATCCCACGCCTCGATTTGGGCCTCCGTTTCGAGCTGAGAGTTCGCATCCTCGTCTGCCAGTGGATAGGTGTCGAGACGTTCCAGGAATTCGATAGCCTCGTCTGGCAGCGCGTCCAGACGCACCACGATAGCGAACGTGCCATGGCCCCCGCTCACCTCGACCCACCATTGATCCTCGCCTGCGGCGAAGTCCTCGCGCCAGCAATCGCGGTTAGAACGCTCAACAAGCGTACCGCTGTAGTCCGAGCCTGAGAGGTACTTCGGGATACCGTGCGTATGCGGCCCTCCGTGATTCCAGTCTCCATAGGTGTCCGGGAACGCCTTTGGCGTGTCCGACCATTTGCCGGTCCTCGGGTCATACTCAGGCCACGTCGAGAACGTCTGATCCATGTAATCGTTGATCTTGGACATGTGCGACTCCTCACTGTGTGATTATCGATACTACCGTCTAGGCACGCAATGCAGCTTGTGTGCCTAAGCTGTACTATCTAGACTGCCCGTAGTAGTTGACGGTGCACTCGGACGGGCGAATCTCGCAATCGAGCATTACGAGCTTGCGGCGCGTTTCCTGGGTTGCCTGCTCCAGGCGAGCCATCTCGGCGGTATCCGGCCCTTCGTGCTCTTCTGCGATGACATGCTCCAGGGTGGGAGATGCGTTCATGAGGCGAATCAGAAGCGCGATAGTGGACATGGTTAGAGCGACCCTTTCTTGACCACGTCGGGAAACTCAGAGGTAGGCGCGTCTGGCGCCGACATGTCGAGAACGACGGGCGCGTCGGCCTTATCGGCCTTACTGGCCTTGGCAGTCTTGGCAGTCTTGGCGGGCCTGCCAGCGGCATGGGCCGAACCTGCCAGCGTGAGCGAAATAGCGAGGAAAAGAGCGATGCGAGTCATTTTGTGTTCTCCCGTGTGTGTTGCAGCGAAGAATTACAGATTAAGCTAGGGCGCCGAACCTGTCAATACCTATTAGCGAGAAAGTTCGTGCTCAATCAGATTGAGCGATGCGTCCAGCACGCTCGCCACGTGCGCGCTATCCGATGCATCCACGGGCCCCAACGCCTCATCCAGTGCCAGGCGGAAAGCTTTCGGGTACTGGCGATGCACTCCCACGCCAATCGGCTTACCGTCGCGGTAGAAGGCCACGCGCCACACCCTGTCGAATCGCGTGGCGTAGACACCATAGACTTGAGTTGTCATGGTCCCACCCTGCGTACAAATCGGTCAAGGTGGGCACCGCGCGCCATGCGCAAAACCCAGTCCCACGTCGGGATAGGCTCGAAGATACTCACAGCGCACCGTGCATGTCGGTGAGGATTTCGGTCGCCAGGCGGGCCGCCACGAGCAAGGGAATGTCGGCGGCGGCGTAGTCGGCGGCGTAGTCGGCGGCGCGGGCGGCGGAGTTGGCGGCGGCGCAGGCGGCGTAGGCGGCGGCGGAGTCGGCGTAGGCGGCGGCGCGGGCGGCGGAGTAGGCGGCGTAGGCGGCGGCGGAGTCGGCGGCGCGGGCGGCGGAGGCGGCGGCGCGGGCGGACTCTCTGGACCCATGCGCCTCACACCTATCGGCCTCTTTTCCCAACCCAACAGCGCGCAGCGCAATCGGGAGCACGCGCCGGATCGTCCCCTCTGCCAGGCGCCTGGCGAACGTGGCGCCGTCGATGCCCGACGTTCCGAGGAGGGCTAGTCCGAGGTCGCGGAGCCCGTCGGCGCGGGTGCGGGTGCTAGACCAGTTGGAATCATTGAGGCTCCTGGCGAAGGCTGCCGCCGCTAGCAACACGCACGGAGACTCCGCCGCGTCCGTGAGCGAGCCGCCGCACGCGAGGTTGAGACAGGCCATGATGCACGCGCGCTCCGTGTCTCCGAGCCCGGCGGGCATGCCGCGCGAAACGAGTTCGTCGTACTTGGATCGGTCGAAGGTCGATGGGATTTGCGGGCGGTTCATTGTGTATCTCCTTTGTTGGTCTCGTCAGTGCCAGCGTAACCGGCAGACGGGCGGCGCCCGTTTCGACCTTAGAACCGATGGCGCGGCAGGAACGCGCCACGGGCTCGTTCCGACTCGAAGTAAGCCGCCATGCGGATGAACCACTGGAAGTTCTCGATAGCGCCCATCACTCGGTAGAACGTATCCTGCGAATCAGGCGAAGAATCGGTGATTGAAGCCTGCGCCAGTGCAAGGTCAGCTGCGAAGCGATTCAGTGATTCGATGGTTTCCATGCGAGTGTCCTTTCGTTGGTGCCTGTCAACCGAACCGAATCTAGGCTATTACACATTCGGTGCCAAGTCAACAGAGGCGGAGAATCAAGGGTTAACGCATTGTGGTGCGAAAGGAGTCGCGCGAAAGTGCATAGTGAGTTGCGCAGTCCTGCGTAACAGCGCGCGCACCCTTAACGCTTCGCTCCCTGCATTTGCCGCTTGGAGATAGCAGCTAGCTCGTCTATGTCGGGGCCTGGCTTGGGCTGCGGCCACGTGCGTAGCGTTCCACTGGCCATGGCACGTTTCTTGCCGGGACTCATGAATAGTCCCGTGGTTGGGCGTCGTTTGTTCGGGGTGGTCGGGGTCAACACTATCGCTCGGAATTGGCGCATATGCCCACGGTACACTGCCGATTGTCATGGTTCGGTCATAATCGTGTCACGGCCGTGTCATCATGTTAACGGCAGGTTTCCGTTGTGTCATATTCTTGTCATCGCACCCGCAGCTGATATTGAGAATCATTCTCAATTGGTCTACGTATCCCACACATACGCACAGTAAGTGATATTGAGAATCATTCTCAATTAGCCGCCCTATGCCGGGTTTTCCCCTGGTATTAGTGGCTTAGCCCCTCTGCCCTGGGCCCGCCGTCCTGGGTACTCTACTTCCGGTGGTGCAGCCTGCTACTGCTAGGCTAACGAGGGAACACCCTTGCGGGCGCCAGTTTACCCGTTAGTGGCTAACAGCTCTGAGCTGCTATTAATGCGGCCGGTGGACTCGGCTTTATAGCGCGCTACCCCATACCCGGTGTTTTTAGGGGCCTGCGGTCCGCCAGTGAGGCGCGCCATTGCATTCACGGTACTTCGCTCGCCCAGTCGCGCCGTGACGCGTGTCGGACACCCTATGGTGTGCACTGCGAGCATTGCATATAACTTAGCATACTAACGCGGTGTTACACAAAAGAAAAATGCGATCGGATGCTGTTTCCCCTTGCGCTGCTAGGGTGTAGTGCTTAGACAGTGGCAACTAACACAGGAGTGTGTCGCTTCGCTCCAATGTGTAACGGCGGCTGTCTATTGATGGTGTTGCCATATGTTGCCATATATATATGGTCACACTATGGGCAGTGTGCCTACTGGATACACCACTACGGGTAGTGTAGGGTCTAGTGTGTAGCAGCAAGTAGCATGCACTCCACGGTGTTGCCGCATAGCTGCGAAGCGGGTTACGCAGGCTGCGAAATGGTTTACGCTACTTTGGGTAACTTGCTACGCACCCAGGAGCAATGAAACGTTGATTCTGCGGGGTTTCGTGGTTGGCACGGGGTTAGCAATGGTGAGGAATCATGAAAACGATTAACAACCTCGGTTCCAAGGTCAAGCTCTCAACCAGCCTTTCCAGCGCACTGGATCGCTTCGATGCGTGCGCCAAGGAGCTGAAGGCCTGCCGCAATGCGGGCGAGGATGACCGCGCCGCTATGCGCAACTTCGAGGCCGCGAGACAGCTGGTCGCTTCCCTTCGCAGCTAGCCCCCATTGACATTCGCTTGCTCCACGGTGTATACACGTCACTTCACTTCAAACACAGGAGGAACCATGCGTTACATAGCAGTGGCAGGCAGTGACGTGGAAACATGTGAGGCGCTAGGTTGGCGGTGGATGGCCATACGGCCCTACGTGCTCGCCTCGGGAGATGACCTTGACGTCATCTCCTCACGTGCCGTTGAGTTGGCAGGCCACGATGATATCTACGTTCATTCGAGGTACTAGGAGGCACCATGCACGAGTGCGAGGCGACTCGACAGGCCCCGGCTTAGGCGAACTCTGAACACTTGTTCGGAGTTCCTGTGCCGCGTCATCGACCGGAGCGCCTATTGGCATTCGCTTGCTCCACGGTGTATACACATCGCTTCCGAAAGGCACTCCATGAGCAAGTCCAAGACCGGTGTGAGCGACGAAATGGCCAAGCTACTGGACGACGTGCGCCGATGGCTCGTTACCTACGAGCACGACGTGCGCAACGGTGAGCGGTCGCTGGCACTGCGCGACCTCTACCACGCCCAGAAGAACCTTCACGACATGGCGGTCAAGGCGAGGCTCGGAGCGCACCTATGACAGCCGCGCTTGTAGGTGCATGTAACCCCTATGCGTTCGGGTGGTCGTACGGCGCTTCCGCTACGGAGCGGTGCTTTGCACGCATGGCGAGCTATGTCGGATATGAAATACCGGGCCTAGCCTGCACTGCCAGCGCGCCGCATAATGGCGCACCGTGGCGTTGTGTGTGTGCAAGCCAAGTGCCAACGGAGTGTACAGACATGAGGTTGATACACTCGTGACCGCCAGCGTGGCAGCATCGGTGAGTCCTTACCCATTCGGAGGCTTTCAAGTGGAGGTTACTCACGGGAGTTGGGCCAGTGAAGTGTCCGGGCGTTCCCGGGCGTCTATCGCGTCCGAGCCGCATAGCACGGGGCTGACGTGGGGCTGCCTGGATGCAAGCCATGTGCCAAGGGAGTGTACAGACATGAGGTTGATACACTCATGACCGCCAGCGTGTCTGCGTCGTGCTCGGCATATAGCTTTGGCCTGTGGCACATGGTTGAAGCGGCCAAGTGGAGGCAACTGGCGTTCGCGAGTGAGGGAACGCCTGAGCAACGTGTCAGCGACAGAGTCCCAGTTGAGCCACGGGAAACCATTGTAGTCCACCCATGAAGGAACAAGTCGCCTCGCTCATTGACGTGCGTCTCGTGATTGTGTATGGTATTGGTCGATGCACACAGCCTGCCCAGGTTCAAGCCGAGCCACGCAGTGCTCTGTCGCTGTCCTTGCGTCGGCACATTTCAGGTCGGTGCACCAGTGACAACAGCTACAGCCGCATCAGTTAGCTGCTACTCCTTTGGCGCTACGCATTTGTATGCAGCGCGACACTCGTACGCGCACCTTCCGTCGCTGGTATCCAGGTCCGATGGGTTCACTGGCCCACACTTTGCAGGCGCAGCATCGTCGGCGTACTTTGCGCAGGGGACGATGGGAAGTTTACGCGCTTCGCAGTCCGTGGACTATGAGCACGCAGACATGGTCAGGTGCGCCAAGTGAACTCGGCCCTTCTCTCCGCCTGCAACCCATGGGCGTTCGGGACGACCATGCAAGAGTCCGTGGCATCGCCAGCCTGCTATGCCAGGATGGCAAGCTACGTGCATCAATTCTGTCCGGTTGGCGTGGCCTCGGATGTAACCTCGAAAGAGTGCTTGTGGGGGACCATGCACGCCACCCAAGACGCACCAAGGGAGTGCACCGACATGCGCAACGTGACGCGGTGACAGCCGCATGCAAGCCTTATCACGTCCAAGATTTATGCCAGGCGTTGCAGCCAGGTGGTCCGGTCGGCCTGGGCCGCCCGGCTGGCCGTTGCCTCAAGTGAAGGTGTGCCGTACGCTAAGCCGTCCAAGCTTGACGGACCACTGTGACATATTGTATGATGATAGCCATGTTCAAACGCCTCGCCCTTGTGTTACTGTGTTCCTGCGGCGCCGACTTGCCAGCCATGCCCAAGTGCGAGCCCCTGGCATCGGTTGCCATTTGTGGTGGGTACGCCTACGGGTTCGCAACGTGCACCTCGGAGCACGGCGACTATCCCGTCACTCAATGCGTATTTCCTTCGGGCAAGGACCTCATCGAGTGTGTTACGTCCTGCCCATAGGCGGCCGACAAATGACCCGATTCTGGTCCAAGGTGCTGATCACCGAGAACCCAATGGAGTGCTGGCCTTGGCAGGCGGGCCTGCATGGAAGCGGCTACGGCTTGTTCCATTACAACGGAAAGCAGACCACCGCTCACCGAGTGGCCTATGAACTGGCGCGCGGCCCCATTCCTGCCGGGCTCCAACTCGACCACCTCTGTCGCAATCGCGCGTGTTGCAACCCATGCCACCTCGAAGCAGTGACACTCGCAGAGAACGTTAGGCGCGGTGAAGCCGGGAAGCACATGAGGGACAAAACTCATTGCCCAGAGGGTCACGCCTACGACGCCGGGAACACGCTGATTATTCGTCGGGCCCGAAGAGGGCTCTCTCCCGAGCGAGTTTGCAGGGCGTGCAATCGCGCTAACAAGGCCCGCAGTCGAGCCAACAGGGCGGCCTGTCCATGACAGCGGCGTGCACCCTGGCTGCGTGTGTGTACACCGAGAACCTTGGGCGTGGGGATGCCGCATGCGCGTACCTTGAGCCACGGGATTGTTCATGCTCTGATTATGCGTTCGTTTACGAGGCATCCATGATCGAGTTCTTGCACGTCACGCGGCGGACGTTCGCCCACTCCGCCAGCCAGAGGGACTTCAAATGCGCAGGCTACTAGTCGTCTATACCCTCCTCCTGGGTGCCTGTGGCTACCAGATTGACCTGGCCGCCACGGTCCCAGCTCCGCCTGGGGCGCGTGAGGCCATCGAGACGGTGTTACATACCTACGGAGCGGATGGTGACACGCCAGCCGTGTACTGGTACGGAATGGAGGCATGGCAGTGTGGTCCGCCTGGAGACCCGGGGTTTGTGGGCGACAACGGAGGCTGTTACATTGGGATCACGGAGGGAGATGGGCACCATAGGGTAGCTGTCATGTATCCGCTCCCTGAACAGAAGATCCATGACACTGCGCTTGCGCACGAACTGGCGCACTACGTATTCGGCGGATCAGACCATCCTGTATGGCTTTTCGGGGAAGACCGTGCCAATGGTGGTTGGGTGGGTAGCGCAAACATCATCCTAGAGGCACACGGGCTGTGATTTCAGCCATGGCGGCGGGGTCGTGCGGTGGAGTCGCAGGAGAGTGGAGCAGGGCGGCCACGTTTGCGTTTGCTGAGCGGTCGCTCCGGTCGCCCTTCGCCTGCGATGCTAGCGCGGTCAAGCTTCAGTACTGGGGCGGGAGGGTAAGCTCCAGGCGTCCATCGTGGGCTGGACCTTCCTTGGCAACCTTTGCCAGTTTTGACGCCAAGCCGTATCCAACTGACGGCAATGGGATGCGCCCATGACCGCAGCAGTCGCTGCTGGCATTAGCGGGTTCGATAGTCGTGGGTATGCAGTTCGATCGGGACAGGGCATGCTCATATCGGTGCAGTTTGCCAGCAGGGCATGCAACGGGACTTCGCATGTGCCATCCGCGTTCCTGTCCACCGCGCACCGCAAGGGCTGGGCATCGCATTGTCCGTCATCGGTTACCCACGCCAACCTGGTGTGGTTGCCGTCGGAATTGCGACGCCCTTGACACGAACGACACCAACCTGTAGGGTGTACACAATGCTTCAGTCCATCGCTGTGTTTCTGATGAGGCTTTCGTTCCAGATATTTGCTATCTCCGAGCGACGTCGTCGGGGGGGCAGGCGGACGGTATACATCGTGGGCCGGGCGCCAGTTGAGCCTGGGGTCGGCGGGCACAAGAACTAGCCATGGGATTCAACGACTGGAAGCCCGCCAAGAAGTCCAGGTCTAAGGCATACGCCGAGCTTCGCAATGCCCTGAAGTCGGGCCTTACGCACCCAGAGGAGGGCAAGAACATGGCTGCCATCCTACTCCGCAAGGCGCGGAATGACGAAGACCCAAATCAGATGGTCGCAGCCAAACTTGCCCTGGAGTACGCATTCGGGAAGCCAGGTTCAATGGACCAAGAAGAGATCAAGCGCAGGGCCGAGGTGCGAGCCCTGGAGATAGTCGAGTTGAAGTTGCGTGAGGCCCGGGCCAGGCTGTCGATCGAGCTGGCCGAGGCCAAGGAAGTTACAGCCCTAGAACCCATGCCACGGGAGTCAGATACCGCATGCCAAAGCCAGGACCCAAGCCCAGCCGACACGTTGCCGAGCGACGAGCAGAAATCATGAGGCTGCGCCAGTGCGGCCTCACGCACAAGATGATTGCCATGAAACTCGGCATCTCCATGCACGTAGTGACCATTGACCTGTATCGTCTGACTCACGGGCAGTTCCACGAAATCAGCAGGGACGGTGAATTGCGCCCGTTTGTCAATCCGCATGCCCAGGCGTAAGTATCACGAAGATGATGAAAGACCAGTTGGCAAGGGTAAAACCGAGCCCAACGAGTGGTTTCGTGTCACCAGGCCAGTTGGCAATGAGGAATGGGGCCAATATGATAAACACGGGTTATCCAAACACTTCTTGTGCAAGGGATCGGGAACACTGCCAGATGAGCAAGGCAGGAAAACGCTGGAGTGCCCAAATTGCCTAGGGGACGGTATGAGGCGGCGCCCACACTTCGTGGACAAGGCCCTCAATTAAGCCGCATCGACGCCACCGACGTCGTTAGGCACCCCAACTGGAGGGACCCACTGTGGGCCACCGAGGCCCTTGGGCTCAAGGAGACAATGCGCAGGCAGACCGGTGGAGGCGTCATGCTCCGGTGCGTGTGGCACGAGGAGGACAATCCATCCATGTCCCTGCGCACGGGACGCGATGGCATCCTGATCGCCCACTGCTTTGGGTGCAACGAGTCTGGCACGATTCTTGCGCTCGTGGCGGCCATCAATGGGCTGTCAACTAGTGGGTCGGACTTCGTGAAGGTAGTCGAGCTAGCGGCGGAGATGGTAGGCGGCGTCACCGCCATGGCCCCCATGGTGCGTGCACCCGCTGCGCCACCTGAGTATCCTCCCAGGGAAGAAGTGGCCCTGGCTTGGCTGTCGGCCCATGATCAGACCACTCTCATGGACAAATGGGTCGCCTCCAGGGGGCTGGGCGGGCGTCATCTTGGGATCAAGGCGTTTTCCACTGAACATCTATGGCTCCCAGGTTGGTGCTCCTACTGGCAGTCCAGTGGGCACGTAGTGCTGATTCCAACATATGACTTTCAAGGCATAATGCGCAGCCTGCGCGGTCGTGCCACTCGCCCCAGCCGTGTCAAGGAAGTCTCGCCCACCGGCTTTTCCTCCAAGGGTCTGGCTATGGCCAACCCCACCGGGCTATCCCTACTTCGTGGGGCGTCGAACCCACGGGATGCGATCATTTGCGAGGGCGCGCCCGATTTCCTGTCGTGGTACGGTAAGCCAAATACCGCTGTATTCGGAATATTCTCTGGCTCATGGTCGCAAAACCTGGCAATATCATTGCGTGGGATGCGCATCGAAGTCAGAACACACCTCGATGTCGCTGGCGAGATGTACTATCGCGAGATTGCAAGCTCCATGCCGCTTGGTGGAGGAACTACGGTGATTCGCTCTACACTCGACCACGGCTACAAAGATGACAACGAAGCCTTGCAAAACAAGGTGCAGTTGTGGTAGGAGAGCACTCATGGCTTGCGTGGCTTTGCGAATGCCCCAAATGCAAGAAACTTCGGAAGCCGAGCAATCCCCAGTGAGGTATGACGCCCATGCGGCCCTCGCGGGCCTGCTCGACCGACCCGTGAGCATTCGCCTGATGGACTTTCCGGACGACGGCGAGGTTGGCATCCGCATACGGCTCCTCGCGAACGACGGTACCCCCATTCGCGAGGTCTCACAGGTGGTAGACGTCGAGTCTTTAGATAGTGCCCTCAAGACAATCCCCCAAATGCTTTTGGAGCTTGCCAATGAGTAGCGTGACCATCTGCGGCCAGTGCGGCGATCTGTTTTCCTTCGATCACCAGTGCCTTGGCAACTCCAGCGCAGGCCTCGTGTGGGCTGGGAACCCGCAGGCCGCCCAAGCCCAGCCACCGCGGCACATGCCTCATCTGCCAAACGTCGAGTATTACCGGCGTTCCATCCACGGTACCATGATCGAGGCAAAGGACGTCATCGCATCCTGGGACCTGACTTACCATCTTGGTACGGCACTCGCATATATCCTGCGTGCTGGGAAGAAAGATGGCAACACCGCGCAGGGAGACATAGCGAAGGCCAAGGATCACCTGGCCTTTGAATTGGACCGATTGAAAGATGAGGGGTCCCGCTAGATGAGTCGTTACCGGAAGGTCTTGGTCATCGCAGATGCCCAGGTCCGACCGGGCGTGAAGACCCAGCATCTGACAGCAATTTCGAATTACATAGCTGCGAAGCGCCCAGACGTCATAGTCTGCCTGGGTGACTTCGCCGATATGCCGAGTTTGTCGAAGTACAGCCTGGCTCTTGAGCGAGAGGGACAGCGCTACGCCGCAGACATTCAGTCGGTTCATGACGGTATGACCAAGTTGGTGGCGTTCAAGAAGAAGTGCAAGGTGTACAACCCGCGAATGGTGATGACCCTCGGTAATCATGAGGAAAGAATCCCACGCACCGTACTTGAGCAGCCCAACCTGGAGGGCGTGATTTCCCTGGCCGACCTGAAATACAAGGAGTTTGGCTGGGAGGTTCACCCGTTCTTGAAGGTCGTCAACATCGACGGCACGGAATTCAGCCACTTCTTCACAACGGGGGTCATGGGCCGCCCGGCCAGCAGTGCTGCGGTGGTGCTACGGGAGCGCCAGTCGAGCGCCATCATGGGGCACGTCCAGTCATTCGAGATGGCGGTGCACAAGCGCACCCAGCGGACGGCCATTTTCGCTGGCCTGACCAATCTGCATGACGAGCCGTACCTTGGCCCCCAGGGGAACGGTTGCAGGCGGCAGATAATTATGTTACATGAGTTTCGCGATGGTCAATTTGACCCGTGCTTTATCAGCCTGCGCTATCTGATGCGCGAATACTACGGAGGAAAAGACAATGGCTAGCGTCGAGGAGCGTTTGGAGTTCTTGGAGCAGGTTACCGAGGCCCTGTCGTCGTTCGCCAACGCCACTGCCATGCAGCGCGCTATGAACGCGGTGGCCGTCAAGAAGGACCTGGTGGTGCTGGCCGAGAAGGTGGAGGCCAAGTTGGTGGCCGAGGCGGACGCCATTGGCGAGGGCATCGAAACGCTTGTCACCCGCGTGTGGGACAAGGACGGGACGGTGATTGCCGACCGCCGGGTGCTCACCGGGTCGGACCTGCCAAGCACCATCGTGCAGCAAATCCCGGGAGCCAAGCGTGGCGACCTGATCACCGCCAACGAAGGCTCGAAGTTCGAGATTCTGGCTATCTACAACAAGGCGTAGCTGTGTTGGTCACCACCGCGTTGTTGGCACATTTAATGCTATGATGGGGTGTGCCCCGCTACTTTGGCGATAGCCCCGACCTGACCGGCCTCCTCGACGAGCTTGTAAAAGTCGAGCAGAAGGCCGGTTTTTCTTTTGCGGCTGCTACGGCCGGCCATGGGCCGCAGCTCAAGTACGTTTCCGACCCTAGCCGGTGGCTCATCGCCATGTGCTCTCGGCGTGCCGGGAAGTCCACTGGCAACGTCTTCAAGATGGGGGCCAGGGCGGCCCAATCCAGGGCAAATATCCTGTACATGGCCCTGACCCGTGCGCAAGCCAAGAAAATCATGTGGACAGAGGGCTTGTGGCTCGACCACTGCAAGAGGTACTATCCCGATGCCAAGCACGACAAGGCAGACCTCGTAACGACCTTCCCGAACGGCTCCACGGTGGCCTTTGCCGGCGCTACGGACGAGGGGAATGTGGCCACGAAACTTGGGTCGAAGCTGCACCTTGCGCTCCTGGATGAATGTCAGTCACAGCGCGGGTCGTTACTCCAGCGGCTAGTCTACGACACCCTGCCGCCCGCCCTCTCCGATGACGGTGGGCAGCTCGTGTTATCGGGGACCATCCCCGAGGTGCCAGCGGGGTTCTTCTGGGATGCTTGGCAGTCCAATGGATTTTCCAAGCATTCCTGGTCCCGGTTCGAAAACCCGTTCCTAAAGGACCAGAAACTACGTCTTCAAGAGTACCTGGCTGCCTCGGGCCTGCCCGAGTCCGATCCACTGGTGCAGCGCGACTGGTTCGGCAAGGCCGTGTTCGACGAATCGGCCCTGGCGTTCCGATATGACGCCGCCCGCAACGGCTACAAGGAGATTGACCCCCACGTTCTTACCCTCCTGGACCAGTTTGCGGCCGGCATTGACCCCGGCGCCCGTGACCGCTGCGCCATCGTCATTGTTGGCTGGGGCAAGCACACCCAGGACGTGTATCAGGTGGCCGAATGGGTGTCTAGCACCAACGCCGGCACCGTGTGGTCTGACGTGGGCCGCCAACTCCAGTTCTTCAACAAGCGTTATCCACTCTCCAGGTGCTACACGGACGGCACCCCGATGACCATCGACACGTTCGGGCGTGACTTCGGCGTCCCGGTCCTGGAGGCTGCCAAGAAACGCGACCGCAAGGGGCAGGTGATGCGCACCAATGACCTCCTCCAACGTGGCCTCCTGCGTATTAAGGTCGGGTCCGAGCTTGAGGGCGATCTCCTGAAGACCCAATGGGACAAGGATTCCATCGCCAGGGGCACACCCGAGTGGTCCTCTGCCAACCACCCCGACGTGGCGGACGCCATGCGGTATGCCCTTCAGGCTTATTTCGACTCCTACGTGGCTCCCAAGCCGAAACCAAAGAGCTGGGCAGACGCCATCATCGAGGCAGAGCGCCAGGGGTTGCAGGCCCACTACCAAACTCCTATCAAATACGGCGATGGTGGTGCCGACAACGAGTACGACCCGACCGCCATGACCGGATACGGGAATTGACCGTTGCGCAGGTCGTGCAATTACTATAAAATCGGCACTGATGCTGCATGATGATTTGGCTACCGCCTACCTGTCGTGGCTGACCTCCCGGGAAGTTGTCCCTGACCACATGTACCAGGACCATTCTGGCCGTGTGTGCACCGTGAACGGCCTTGAGTTCCCCCATGCGTTCGACGCGCACGCCCTTGACTGGGTTGTGCGCTCCACCGGGGAGCCGGCCCCCAAGATGATGGTCACCGCCGACTTCTCCCGGGTGCGCAGGTCCTCCAGGGCGCACACCCCTGACTGGTACGGCCGGGTGACCCTGCTGGACCTGTCGCCGGCCTCGTTCACCAAGGCCCTGGATGCCAAGGTTCAGCCGGCTATCAAACGTCTGTGCCACCTCTACCCGAGTTTCGACCTGTACCCACAGCGGGCGCAGATTGCCATGATTGACTTGGCCATCAACGGCAACGATTCTGGAGCCGCCAAGGACGGCCAGTCGGCGCTCAAGGACGCCATCGTGGCTGGGAACTGGGAAGACGCGGCTGGGCGCAGCCGACGACCGGGGGTCAACGCAAGCAAGAACTCGGATATTGCTAAGCTTTTCCGAGATGCCGCGCTGACGGTTGTCCGCTTGAATGTCCGCATGAAAAAGGACAAAGGTAGCCATGCCATTACTGAAGCCAGGTCCGAAGAATAGGTCTAGGAATATCGCCGAACTCGTGAACTCCGGCCGCCCCGTGAAGCAGGCTGTTGCCATTGAGTATTCCGAGGAAGATCGAGCCAAGAAAAGGAAGAAGTGAGCGATGTTCCTGACGGTTGTCCGCTTGGATGTCCGCATGAAAAAGGACAAGCATGAGCGCGTTTGACCTGTACCGCATTGGCCTGAAAAACTGCGATATCAACTGCCGTGGGTGCAAGCGATACCTCGGGCCTAAGCGCAAGAACGTGCAGGGAGGGCGATCGGCGAAGCGCAGGGCTCGAAGGTGCAATCACAAGGAGATGCTGAGCGATGTTCCAGATTAGGCCATTCGTCGAGTCAGACCTGCCCTACGTCACCAGCTCGTTTTACCGGGAATATTGCCGTTCCGAGGTGGCCCGTGGCTCAGCGGCTGGAGTCCTGGACTCGGCGATCAAGGTGCTCCTCGGCGATCCTGCCTGGAAGACTGACATTTGCCACCTGGACGGCTTTCCAGACGAGATTTGTGGCTGGATGACCTGGCACGACCCTACGGTGCTCGGCTGGCTTGACGTAAAGTCGATTTACAGGGGCCGTGGCATCGCCAAGGCGCTACTGGCACATGCCAACGTCGGCCCGGGGCACATTGACACGGCATTTATGCTCCCGGCGGCGTCCAAAATCGCGTTTAACCACGGGCTGAACCTTCATTTTCGACCGTACCTTGCATTCCCCAGAAATATGGTACGATAGATGCAATGCCGAGGCCAAAGAAGCTGCCCGAACGCCTGCCAGCGTTCGAACTCCCAGCTATCCCACCGGATGTATCGGCGCTTCTGGCTGTGGCTGACGGCGATGATTCCCTACGCTCGCTGTCTGCTCTGATCTCACTCCTTCGCTCCACGGGAGTGACCGAATACGCCACCCCTGGGCTAACGTTGAAGCTCGGGGAGCCACCCAGGTCGCCAGTTTTGTCGTCCAAGCCTCAAGCGGTCGCCATGGACGCCATCGACCTGGCGCTTTCCTTCAAGGATGACGAGGCCGCGTAATGCCGA